CGTTGGGCTCTTTCGCCGCCACCGACGAGTATATCGTGGAGATTGAGGGACCGCCGAAGGGCTACAACGCTGCGCTGGACGCCTCCAAGGCCGTGGCTGTGGGCCTGCCCATGTATTGCAATGACGGGTCAATCGCGAGTCTGGCCAACGATAGCGTGGAAATTCTCAAGCCGATGCTGGCCGATGGGTATAACGCCTTCTCGATGACCGCAACGTTTACGGACGCGGCGGACAACGTGACGGTGTTTGGCACGAACTATGTCGATGGGACCAAGCACTTCTACGACATCACAGCTTTGGCGTTGGGTGTTCCACGGGTGACGGTGAGTGGGGCGTATCAAACGAGCGAGCCGCTCATGTTCCAGTGGGTCAAGATTATCATCGACGGCACGGTCGGCTCCGCGTCCATCGAGCTAACGCGCTTCCGCAAGTAGGAGGGTTCCATGGCGCAGACGCCTGCTAGAAATTTTATCCGCGATGCCGAGGTGGACTTCCGCTTCTACGGCGGGGACGTGCGCAATTACGCCAACAACGCCAACGCCCTCGCAGGGGTCAAGTTTGCGCCGACCTTCCAATTAGCACACGGCGTGCCCGCGCTGACGTACACTGCGGATTCAGCCGACCAGGACTGGATGCTAACAGGGCAGACCGCCGCAACCATCGAGGTGCTGCTTTCGCTTGACATGCTGCATTTGGGTGCAGCGGCATCGGATGCGGTGGGTACGACGCAGCTGATGGCGGGCGATTGGCAGATCGGGTTTATGGTGACCCCGGGTACGGATGAGGAGACGACCGTATCCCTGTGGGCGTCCTTTTCCGGTTACGATTTCGAGGACTCTTACTATCTGTGGCAGGGCCTGTCCGATGAGGAGGTGACATCCTTGCACAAGGGGTCCATGCTGCACGTGGTGCTCAGCGTGGCCTATGACGCTGGAGCCCCTACGTTTGATGTCACGACTTGCATCAATGGCGTTGTGACCGACGCCACCACCTCCGATGCAAACTACACCCTGGAAGACGAGCCTACGAATACCCTCCTCGGCTCGACCACGCAGTGCCCCGTGTATCTGCTGCGCATGTGGGACACCTACCAGGACGACGCGGACGTGCTCGCGGACCTGTACCGAGAGGCACGACGGATTGTGCCCGCAGGCACCTATCCGGTACCCGTGGGCGTAGTGGAAGTTTACACGCCCGTATAGGAGGCCCGAATGAGCGTTATCACCCACATCGACTACGGGATGCCCACCTACGCAGACCCCGAGATTATCAACTTCTCCACAGCGGCCTCCACGCCGACCGCCGATGCGATTCCGCACGGGACCACGGTGGAGCTGCACGCGGACGAGGACTGCTACATCGCCTTCGGGGCCACGGCTCCCACGGCGGCGAGCACGTCTCACAAGCTCACGAAGGACGTTCACCTGCGCTACACCATGCACGGCGACACCTATATCGCAGCACGCGGGAGAATCAACACGGGTTACCTGACCATCACCATCCTCCAGACCGCTGGGGGCAAGTAGTGTATCGCCCGCGCCAGAGCCCGACGAGCAACCGGGACCTGCACGTCCAGACGACCCTGGGCAACGTGGACCGCCTGCCCCGGAACCTGGAGATTGATGGCGTCTTCTACCCGCCGTGTGCGTATCTGGTAGCGGATGACATCGTGCCTGCGACGGGCGCGTGGGCCTCGAGGCATGACGTGACGAAGACGCTGAGCGTGGCCGGGAGTGGCACAGATCCGACCTATGGCAACGCTACGGCCATCGAGAATTCCGCCGTAAAGTACGCGGCGGCGAAATATCACGCGGCGAGCGATACGACGTGGGGGCAGATTACTACGGGAGATTTTGCAATCTCCGTTATATTCGTCATGCCCGTTGCTCCCACTGGCAAAAGACTTCTCGCGACCAGGACCGCAGGTGGAGGCGTTGATTTATTTCTGACCGGTACGTCCGTGTCTATTTATTTGAGCGATGGGACAAACACCATAAACAGAACAGCGACTGCGACAATCACCGAGGGGTCGCTATGCCATGCCGTCATATTTAACGACCGTTCCGATGGCTTTTATTTTTATCAAAATGGTGCATTTTCTAATTATGAAGCAACTTCAAATGTAACCGGGGATCTCACGTTTGGGAATCTGTTCATTGGTTCTTTGCTTGGCGGGAGCTTGTTCGACGGGTCTGTTCTACACATGTCGATGTGGAATCTCCCCACCAACCCCTTTCCCGGAGCCTTAAAGAACCGCACCTACTTCGACAAGATCGCCCGCGAGCGGTTCGCCATCATCAGTGGCACAGCCGACCGCAACCAGGGCCGGAACACGTTTACGCGGGCGACGAGCGCGTACCTGGAAAAGTATGTGCCGTCCCTTTACGTGCGGCGGCTGCATCAGGTGTCCGCGCACTGGCCCCGCATCTGCGAGCAGGCATCGGGCACCCAGCGCGTGCGGGCGTACCTGTCAGAGCCCCAGGCCATTAACCTGTGCGTGCAGTCCGAAGACCTGACCACGACCTGGACGGCGGAGGAGCTGACCACGATTAGCGCCAACGCCCACGCCGCCCCCAACGGGCTAACCACCGCTGACGGCCTCGTGGCCAACGCGACGGATACCACGCACGGCGTTTCGCAGTCCCTGACCCTGCCTGCGACCATGCACTGCCTGTCGGCCTATGTGCGTGGCGGGGACAAGACGTGGGTGGAGCTGTATTCCACGATTGCCAATGTGTCGTGCTACTTCAATATCGGCAGTGGGAGCACGGGCACCAAGGGCGCGGCGGTGACTGCGGCAAGCATCCAGACCGTGCCGTACGATAACAATTTCTTTCGATGCTGGATCGTGTTCACGGGGTCAGCGGACGCCAAGAGCTACGGGGTACGGGTGGCGCAGGCGGATACGGATAACACCTTCGCTGGGGACGCCACGACGGTGAATGCTTACGTGTGGGGCGTGCAGGTCGAGGCCGTAACCGAGCACTTCCCGTCCTCCTACATCCCCACCGTCGCCGCTGCCGTGACGCGCAACAAGGACGAGTTCAGCACCAACGTCAGGCTCCCCATCGTGGGCAACATCGACGACCTGCCACAATCCCTGACCATCGGCGGGAGCGACTACCAGCCCTGCGCCTACCTGGTGGCCGATGACATCCAAGCGGACGGGACGTGGGCTTCACGGCACGACGTGGCGAAGACCCTTGCCTTCACGGGCGCAGGTACCAACCCCACGCGGCAGTGGAATGCCGTGAGCCGGGCGAATAGGACGGTGCGCTACTGGGCCAGCAACACGCACGCCGCCGCCGACACCACGTGGGCGCAGCCGGGCACCAATGACGCCGCCCTGGAGGCGACCTTTCGGCTAGACACCACGGCCTCGCAGACAATCCTAACGACCTACGCCGCGAACACCGGGATCTTACTGGCGACTAACGCCTCAAGCCAGATCACCTGCCAGATGCGGGACGGCACAGGCTCGCTCGTGACCCTGACGCATACAACTGCGCTGGTCGCGGGGCAGTGGTATCACGTCTTCGTGGGCATGGACCGCAGCGAGAAGGCGTACATGGCGGTCAACGGCCTCATCGCAGCGGGCACGCCATCGGCAGACATCACGGGGATCGCGCTTACCTGGACCAGTGCGGCGCTTATCGTGGGGACATCCGCACCCCAGATCGCGCATGCAGCTATGTGGAGCCTCGCGGGTGCGCCCTGGCCCGGTGCCGCGACGAATCAGGCGGTCATCACCGCCCTGGCGCGGGCGCGCTTTAACCAGCTTTTCCGTTATCAGTCCTGCCGCCTGGACTGCGACATCCTGCACCCGAACGTGAATCGGCAGGCCGCCGCGAACCTCGTCGATGCTGGGATCAGCGCAAACGACCGCATGACCCTCGGGCTAACCGCTGCGGACGTGCTGGCCTCGGTGGGGACCGCCAACGGGTCTGCGCAGTGGAGCATGGCAGGCAGTACGGACATCGCCGCCAACGTGCGCCGCAAGCTCTCGGTGCGGGCGCGGCTGAACAGCGCCAGTGCCGACGTGGACAACGCCAGCGAGGCGACGGACGCCGCCTGCGAGGTGCCCGCGGGTATCACGCGGGTGTTTGTGGGGGAGCTGCTCGACGGCACGATCCAGCCCGCCTGCTTGGTTGGTAATTTGCGCTTGTCCCGGAGCGACCGATGACCGTCTATTACGACGTCTACCTAGAAGCGGCCACCATCGAGAAGGTCAAAGAGGGCCACGCAGAAGACGAGCTTTACGCCCGCGTGCCGGTGACGGATACCAAGGGCGAGGTGCTGACCTACCTCTGCCGCGTGAGCGCGGACCAGCTCCGCTATCTGGACAAAGAGAAGATCCCCTACACGACCTGGAACACCGTGGACGTGAGCGGCAAGCGCAAGGACATCAAGGCCACCATCAAGGACAAGGAGGCTAAGGACAAGGCCATCCCGACCATCGTGTTCGGCGGGGGCCTGTCCAGCCCGGAGTGTGCGCGGGTGACGCCGACCAAGGAGATAGACTCGGCGGCGATCATCGCGAAGCCGAAGGCGGTTGCCGTGGCGGCCGCACCAGAGGTGCGCCAGTGAGGCTGTCCGTCTCCATGATCGTCAAGAACGAGGCTGCGCAGCTGGCGACGTGCCTGGCCTCGGTGCAAGGGGCCGACGAGATCGTGGTGGTGGACACCGGGAGCACGGACGCCACCATCGCCCTCGCGCAAGCGCACGGGGCCACGGTCTACGCGGGGCCGGAGTTCGCGTGGCGCGACGACTTCGCGTGGAGCCGCAACCAGAGCCTCGACCGCTGCACCGGGGACTGGGTGCTTGTCATCGACGCCGACGAGGAGCTCGAGCCGGGCGGCATCGCCAAGGTGCGGGCCGCCTGTGCGGCTACGGCCCTGGATGCGCTCTACTTCGACACCGTGGCGGCGGGGCACCCGACGCAGGTGCACCCCTCGATCCGGTGCTTCCGGCGGCTGCCGACGACGCGCTGGCGCGGGCGCTGCCACAACTATTTGACCCTCGCGACGGGCGAGCGCACGGCGCTGCGCATCACCTACGGGCACAGCCCGGCGCACCAGGCCGACCCGGATCGCGCGCTGCGCATCCTGACGGCGGCCGTGGCCGAGGACCCGGCGGCGACCCGCGAGCGGTACTATCTCGCGCGGGAGCACTGGTACCGCGGGCACTGGCGCGCGGCGCTGGCCGAGCTCGACCGCTACCTGGCGCGGGCGACGTGGGCGCCGGAGATGGCCGACGCCTGGCTCATGCAGGCGCGCTGCCACGCGCAGCTCGGGGCCATGGACGCGGCCCGCGCGGCCTGCCTGCGGGCTATCCAAATCAACACCAACTTTCACGAGGCGCTGACCCTCATGGCGGCGCTGAGCGGGCCGAAGAACGCCGCGCGCTGGCGCGCGTGGGCGGCGACCGCGACTAACGAAGACGTGCTGTTCATTCGCAGCGCACCGGAGGCGAACCCATGCAGCTGAGCAACCCGCGCATCAAGGGGGCCACGGGGGCCACGGGGGCGACCGGCCCGTCCGGCGGGGCCGGGGCCACGGGCGCGACCGGCGCCACGGGCGCCACGGGTTTGCCGGGGTCCGCCACAGCGACGGGGGCCACGGGCGCAACCGGAGCGACAGGCGCCACGGGGTCGACTGGGCTACCGGGAACGCCGGGATCACCAGGAGCCACAGGCGCGACAGGGGCCACGGGAGCGACCGGTCTGCCAGGCACGCCGGGACTGCCTGGCGCCACGGGCGCGACCGGAGCGACCGGTTTGCCCGGCACTCCCGGTCTAGCAGGCGCCACCGGGTCCACGGGCGCGACCGGTGCCACGGGCCTTCCGGGGACGCCCGGCCTTCCAGGGGCCACGGGAGCAACCGGCGCCACGGGTGCGACCGGCCTGCCGGGCACGGCATCAGCAACGGGGGCGACGGGCGCTACTGGCATGCCGGGGTTACCCGGATCGACCGGAGCAACGGGTCCTACGGGTATCGCAGGCGCGACAGGCGCGACGGGACCAACAGGTGCGGACGGGGCTACAGGCCCAACCGGCCCTACGGGATTGCCAGGAGTGACAGGACCAACCGGGCCACGCGGCGCGACGGGACCAACAGGTTTTACGGGCGCTACCGGCGCGACAGGGCCAACCGGGCCAACGGGGGCCACCGGGCTGACCGGGGCGACGGGCCTGCATGGGGCGACAGGGGCTACTGGATCGACCGGGCCGACCGGCCCAACCGACTACAGCACGCTCAAGCGCTACCACGGCGTTGTCGCCCGCAGCACCGCGCCGGGGCTGAACTGCCTGCCGACGCACCTCACGACGACGACGTTCACGCTGGGCGCGACCGCCAACCCGATCTCCTACTACTACCAGGGCACCCTCGTCGCCGTGACGGCGGACACGACCGCCACGCTCGACGACGGCGCGGGCGGTTCGACGGCTGGGCTTTACTACGTGTACTTCAACGCGGCGCTGGGCACGCTGCTCGCCACCAAGGCGTTTCCCGGCCTTGGGCACCTGGACAACGTCATCATCGCGACCGTGTTCTGGAACGGCAGCAACTACGGGCTCGTGAGCGACGAGCGGCACGGGTACAACCGCGACCACGCCTGGCACCTGTGGGCGCACCGCACCGTAGGCGTGCGCTACTATTCCGGGTTTGACTTCGTGCCGACCGGCACGGGGGCGGCGGCCACGTTCACCATGAGCGGAGGGGATCTCTGGGACGAGGACATCGTCTTTTCGGCGGTCGCATCGAGCGCCTATCCCACCGCGCACGCGCTGCGGACCTGGTATCAGACCGGGGCGCTCACCGAGGCCTTCGACGCGGCGCCCTCCACGGTGCCCTTCCGCGCGGGGGTAAACGGACGGCCGACCTACGTCAACGAAACGGGGTACGTGCTGACCGAGGCCGACTCGGCGGTCAACCGCTACTTCAATTTCTTCATCTACGGCACGCAGGACCTGCACACGCCGACCTACTGCTTTGCCGAGACGGTGCCCGCTGGCATCGCGACGGCCAATGGCTATAGCTCCCTTGCCAACGCGCGGGCGGTCGGCTTCCCGAACCTTTCGGCCATGGGGCTGAGCCCCGAACTGCGCCCGCTGTATCGCCTGGTTGTGCGTGCGGACGGGGTGGTGCAAGCGCTTGTCGCGGCGGACGACTACCGGCGCGCGTCGTCGCTCCCGCAGGCGGCTGGCACGACGAGCACCACCGCATCGGGCGTGGCGTTTACGCCGGCCGGGGACATCGCGGCCGCGAACGTACAGCTGGCCCTCGAGGAGCTCGACGCCGAGAAGGCGGCTCTGGCCTCGCCCACGTTCACGGGCACCGTGGCCGCGCCGCACGTTACGATCTCGGCCGACAATGACGGCACCACGCCGCAGGTGGTCGGGATCTACTACGGCACGGGCGACCCGCCGGTAGGCTTTACGAGCACGCCGGACGGCACCCTCTACATCAAGCACGAGGCCTAACGCATGGGCACCGCACAGAAGACCATCACCTACGCCTTTCCGATGCGGGCCGACGACCTAACGGACTCGGCGGATGAGGACTTCACGCAGATCACGGTCACCATCCAGGAAACAACGCGCACGTTCCGCTCGGTGATCCTCGAGGTGGGCTGGCAGGACATTATCACCGCGACTGGCGGCACCATCAACCAGTACGCCGTGGGCCTCTCGGTAGCGGGATCGGCATACACGACCGTTACGGAAACCGACGACATCACGCACAGCGGCGAAAATATCGCCGTGACGCCGGTGCAGCACGACTTCACCGCGCTGTTTGCTGCCTCGTTCGGCGCAGGCGCGACCGCGACCGTGGACTGCCGCCTGAACATCGTCCAGAGCACCGGCACCACGCTTGGGGCGCGCAACGCGACGGCGCTGCTCCACATCACCTATGACTACGATGACACGAGCGCCACGCAGATGCTTACCGCGTGGATTCCCCTGGAGTCGCCCACGGCGCGGTTGAATACGTCCACACTGACCGAGTTGGGCACGAACCAGGTGCCGCAGCTGACCGGCGCGGGCGGGTTCATCAAGGAGGATAGCCCGACCATCCGCGACTATTTTTTCCTGATCGAGGGCAACGAGTCGGCGGACGGTGGCGCCACCGACCTCCAGCTGGACGTGGCGCTGGACAGCGACGGCGCGACCTCCTGGACGTTCGAGCGCGCGCTGGCGACGGAGCGCTTTGACCGGCTCATTTGGCGCCAGATGGGCGCGGTTCCGGATACGACGGCGGCGCACGCCTTCAAGGCGATGTGCGCGCAAAACGCCTGGGCGCATCTGTCCATCACGCTGGTGGTGACCTACGAGTTCACGCTTGCGAGTACCACGGCCGCGACCAACTCGATCCGCATCCCCTTCTACCTGGGCGGGCCGGGCGCGACGGCGACGGCCGACGCCGCGGTAGCACGCGTGATCGTGGATGTGCAGGAGCCGGACACCATCGCGCTACTCCAGTCCGGGGTGCAACTCTACATGACGCCAGGTCCCGCGAGCGGCAATAACATTCTGACGGTCAAGGTGGGCGGGCAGTCCGAGGTATCGTACAGCCCGCGCATCGGCGCGGGGCACGGCGGCGCGGTGCTTACGCAGCGGCTCGACAGCGGATCGGACGCAGGGGCGGGCATCACGCTCGCCGCACGCGGGCGCATCAGCATCGACGTCGCCGTCTACTGCGATGCACAGCGATCCTACCGGGGGATCTGTGGGGTGCTGTACCTGAATTACTCAAGCGGCATTGCGGCGGCAGGGCGCCCGGCGCACGCCCGCACGGTCGTTTCCCAGCTCTGCGACTACGACGCCGAAATCCCGACGCAGTACCGCGAGATCGCCGCCGTCGCTCCGGTCCTCCCCGAAACCGCCTACGCGGTGGTCGCGCACGGCCTCGTGCTTCGGCACGTGAACAACGGCGCCGCAAACATGGTGGGGCAAACGTTCTGTGCGGAGCTGCTGACCGGCGAAGGGCCGGGCGCGGTGGGCAACGGGTGGCTCGCGTGCGGGCGGCACGACCACAACGTTTATTCGGAGACGGGGTGGTTTCCGTCGATGCACGACCTGACGCCCCTCTTTCAGCGCCACCCTGCCGACCCCGATACGACGCGCCTGGCGCTCGAGACGGCGCGCAAGTGGCGCTTTATGGGTCCACGCTGCAACGGAATGGCGCACTTCCTGACCACCTACCACACGATCTCGTTTACCGCGACTGGTGCGGTCACGGGCTACGCGGGAACGGGAGCGGTCACGGTCAAGGTGCACGAGGACGCCAGCGCGGCGCACCTCTACACCGTGACGGCCAGCGCGGGCGGGAGCTACACCGCGACGATCTACGACTCAACGCGGGACCACTACTCGCAGGTGTACGAGGACGCAACGCACGTGGGGCGGTCGGCGCCCTGGAAAGCGACCTGATCCATGGCCGCTCCCGATATCGCCCTGCGTGGGCCATCCGGTGCGGACGTCGTCCTGTCTGCGGGCACCGCGCCCGGCCTGTGGGTCAATGTCAGCGGGGCAAGCAAGCGCGCCGTTGGCGTCTGGGTCAACGCAGCAGGCACGGCCAAGGCGCTCACGGTGCTCGCCGTCAATACCGCCGCCGGACGAAAGTACATGGTTTTTGAATGAGCCTTGCAACCCCTGACCAGCCGATGGCCGTGGCCTGCCCGTGGTGCGGCAAGGCGTTCGATCGCGAGGTCGCCGCCGCCCTCGTGGACCGCTTCGCCATGGCGGACATCGGCCGCGACGGCGCCAAGGCCGAGGACTGCCCGGCCTGCGGGCAGCGGCTCGCCATCGTGGTCAAGCACGTCTACTATCGCGTGGTGCGCGCGCCCGAGCTCGCGCTATCCAAGCCGCGCACGTCCGTAGCACCCGTCGCCGTGGAGGAAAAGCTATGAACACCATCGATCTCGGCGCCGCCTACGTCGGCCACTTCCCGCAGTTCGAGGCGGACTACATCACCAAGCGCAGCGGGCTCGGCGGCTTCGTCAGCACGGTCTGGCGGGACAACGCCGTCGTCGCGGTAGCCGCGACCGTCACGGAGCAGGGCACCACGGGCGAATACGCCGTCACGTTCATGCCGACGGCCGCCGGGCTTTGGACCCTCGAGGTCTACAGCCCCACGACCGGGGACCGCATCACGGACGCCGTGCGCGTGGCGCAGCCGGCGCTGACCTGGGGCCTGACGCTGGCGGACGGCGGCACCACCTCGACGTTCTCGGTCTGGCTCGAGCGCGACGGCGTGCGGCAGGCGGATATCACCAGCGTCGCGGCGGTGCTGCGGGCCCCGGACGGCACGGAGGTCGCCGACCTGGGCACGGATAGCGCGGACACCGGGGACGGCTTGTTTACGTTCACCTGCGCCTCGGCGCTATTGACCGCGGGCGCGAGCTACTACCTGGCCTGCACCGCCACGCGCGCCCCGGCCGTGTGGTACAATAACCTCGGGTTCGCCAAGGCATAAGGTGAGTCATGGCCCTGCTCAGTAGCTACACCCCGATCCTCGGTAGCGGCTCGCTCGGCGGCGGCACCGTGCTGCTCCCCTGGCGGCGATGGGCCCTGCTGGCGCAGCGCTACAACCCGATCCTGGTCGGCTACCATCGGCCGATCGCGACGCAATGCCTCGTGCTGCGGCCTGCTGCCATCGCGGCGCAAGTCCTGGCCCCGCGCGCGGGCGCCGCAACGGAGGTGGGCCCATGACCACGGTCAAGGTACGATGGAGCGTGGACGAGCTCGACAACGTCCGCAGCCTGTTCACGGTGCAGCGGGTCTACCGCTCCACCACGCTACCCACGGGGCCCTGGGCCGAGATCACGAGCGTGGCTACCCGCGTGCCGCTGGTCGCGGGCGTCACGAGCTACCTCTACGACGACACCGCTGGATCGGCCGCCTACTGGTACTGCGTGGACTACTATCACGCGGGGACCGGGGCCTACTCCGACAAGTCGGACCCCATGCGGGCCGCGGCGGCGGTGTACGCCACCATCGGCGATTTGCGCGACGAGGGCCTGCCAACCACCATCACCGATGCGCGGGCCATGATCGGGCTCGAGCGCGCCACGGCCACCATCGACCGGGCGACCGGCCAGTGGTTCGAGCCGCGGACCCGCACGTATATCCTGGACGCCAACACCGGCCGCGACCTGCTCCTGAACGTGCCGATCATCGCGCCGACGTCCGTGTTCATCTCGACCCACGAGATTACTCCGGCCGACCTGTGCGTGTACAACCGCCACCTGACCGAGGGGCTTACCAACCCGGACGACCGGCGCAACCCCCGGCTGGCCTGGCGCGAGTTCGACTACCCCAGCGGCATCGGCTCGCTCGAGCGCGGCGCGCGGCGGTGGTTCCCCGGGCGGCAGCGGGTCACGGTCACGGGCGTGTTCGGCTACACCGAGCTCGGCCCCACCGAAGCCCCGGCCGAGACGGTGGCGGGCTCGCAGATTCCGGTCTCCTACGGCGGCACGCCCGATCTCATCCGCTACGCCTGCCTGCGCCTGGCTCTGCGCTTTGCCTACCCCCTTGCGGGCGGGCAGGGCGACGACATCCGCCTCCAACGGCGCCTGACCGGCGAGACCACGCGCGACCAGTCCTACTCCCTGTCCAGCCCGAGCGCATCGAGCGCAGCGTGGGGCGCGACCGGGGATGAGGAGGTGGACGCCATCCTCGAGGGCTTCATGGCCCCGATCCCCAGCGGGGTGGTATGAGGGGCCGCCTGATTCAGCGGTTCGTCGCGGTGCTGTACCGCCTCGACGCGACGGCCACGGCCGCCGTGGTGGGCGGCGGCTACGACAGTGTCTGGGGCTGGCCCAAGCCCGTGGTGGACGGCACGCAGGCCGGGGCGCCCTCGCGCCGGGAGCGGGCCGCCGTGCGCGTCCCGTGCCAGGTGGACCGGCGCCGCTTCGGGCAGGACCGCCTCACCCGCGGCGGCGTCGAGCTCGAGATAGACCTGACCCTGACCATGCACGAGCCGGACCTCGTCGCGCTGGACCTCATGGAGACCAGCGGCCGCCCGGCCATCTACGCCGGGGACCGCATCGGGGCCCTCGAGCAGATCGACGGGACCATCGTCGAGACCTTTCTCGATCCGCCGGGCCTGTTCGTGGTGGGCATCGAGCGCGCGGGCCACGGCCTGGCCGCGTTCGGCACGCCGCGCAATAACCTGGTGTTCGTGTATTGTGAGATTTCGCGAACGGGTGGCGCATAGTGGCCAATCGGCCCCCCACGCGCATGCCGACGATCCGCATGGGCGCACGGTTCGAGGACCGCGACCACGTGGGCGCGGAGCTGGCGCGCTTGGCGCAGGCCATCCATGGCGCGGTATCTCAGGGCATCGACCGCGAGGCGCTGCTGCTCTCCCGGGCCATCCGCACGGGTATCCGCACGCAGGCCCCGGCCGGGCAGCGGTTCACGCCACTTGCCGCCTCCACCATCGCGCTCAAGGGATCGAGCAAGGCGCTCATCGACAAGGGCGACCTCATCGCCAGCATCACGACGACCAAGGTGCGACTGGCCAATCGCTTGATCGCCCGGTTCGTGGGGGTGCATCGCACGGCCATCGGCAAGGCCGGGCAGCGGCTGGCCAACATCGCCGAGATCCACGAGTTTGGCACCAAGCCCTACACGATCCCGGTGACGCCAAAGCTGCGGGGCTGGTTCAACGCCATGGCGGAGCAGGGCATCTTCCCGCGCCGCATGAGCGCCGCGACCCGCATCATTCGGCACCCCGGCATCCCGGCCCGGCCGTTCCTGCGCCCGCCCTTTGAGCAGTGGAGCGAGGGCGCCGAGGATCGCCTCAACGCGCAGGTGCTCGCCGCGCTGCGCCGCACCGTCAACACGCGGATGATCCGCCGGAGCTTCTAACCATGGCGATCCCCACCCTGACCGCCGTCTCCCCCGCCACGGGCCTGACCCGCGGGGATAACGTCGTCACCCTAACCGGCACCAACTTTCGCGTGCCGCCGACGCCCCCGGCCACCGGCTACCAGGGCGGCGCGGCGCAGCAGACGATCCGCGTCACGTTCGCCGGGGTCGCGAGCACGTGGGCGCACGCCCTGACCGCGACGCAAGCCATGGTGCGTGTGCCCCCGTGGGCCGGCAGCCTGTCCGCAACGCTGCCCCTGGCCGTGGACGTGATTCTGGCCAACCTCGACGACGCGGGCGTGGCCATCCCTACCGAGACGGTGACGCGCACCGGCGGCTATACCTACGGCCGTCCAGGGCTGGCATCGGAGCGCCGCTTGCAGGGCGCCACCACGGCCCTGGTCGAGCAGCTACGGCGCCACGTGCTGCCCAACGTGCACATCCTGGCCGGGCGGGACTACGACGACACCACGGGCACCGCCGCGCGCGCCCCCGCCACGCTGCCCGCGCTGTACCTGGTCGGCCCGGTCGCGCGGCTTAACCGCTTCGACAGCGCGGACTACGCCGCGGATACGGCCGCCACCGGGGCCGTGACCTGGCAGCGCTTCACGCGCTCCGTGACGGTGGATTTGAGCTACCAGATCCTCGGATGGGCGCAGAACCCCTGGCACCTGCATAACCTGGCCCAACAGGTGCTTCTGCTTTTTCGGCAGCACCCCTGGCTTGCCATTGCCATCGACCCGACCACGCCCGGGAGCCCCACGGAGCGGCACCAGGTCGAGGTCGAGTGGGAGAACCACCCGGACTTCGCCGCCATGGCCCCGGCGACCGACGACCTGCTCGGCTGGCGCGCTGGTGTCCTAGTCCGCGGGGTGCACCTCGCGGACGAACCCGGTATCGTCATTGAGCAGGGGTGGACCGTTGCCACGCCCACCCTGGACGGACAAGGACTATGACTAACGACCAGATCAAGATTCAAAACCTGACCCGCCGCATGCTGGAGCTCAGCGCCCCGCACGCGACGGTGTGCAAGGCCCTGGGCCGCTGCCTGTGCCACCGCGGCACGGGCGCATGGGCCTGCATCCACCTGGCGCCGCACGGCACGCAGGCGGCCACGCAGACCCTGCCCGCGGCGTGGGCCCTGAGCCCCACCGTGCAAGCGGCCGTGCGCCGGGGGGCCTGCAAGGTCCACTACCCGCACGCAACCCCCGCGCCCGCAAGCGCGCCCGCACCAAAGGCCGCGCGGCGTCGCGGCGCGAAGGAGTAATCCATGGCTTCGACGTTGCTGCTCGCCTCCAAGGTGGTGGTCCTCGAGGAGGACCCGCAGATCCCGGCCGCACAGGCGCTCCCGTCCGCCATCGCCCTGATTGAGGGCATCATGGAGCGGGGCCCGATCAATGATCCCCAGCTATGCACCTCGTTCTCCGAGTGGGTGCGGGTGTTCGGCGGGTTCACGGCCTCGGCCGACGCGACCCTCGCGGCGCATGCGTTCTTCAACGCGGGCGGATCCTACTGCTACGGCAACCGGATCTGCCACTACACCGACCTGACCACCCGCACGGCGTACACCGCCGTCAAGGGCACGATCAACCTCCAGAACACCGGCAGCCTGGCGACCCCAGCCGTGGTTGGGCCGGGAACCGACGTGGCCCCATTCCGGCTCGACCCGGCGGATCACATCGACCTCGACCTCGGCGCGGGCAGCGTGGCCGCCACGTTCAACGCAGCCGCGGGGACCATCACCGATACGGTGGCCTATCCGATTGCGGCCCTGGTAGCGCAAACCATGGGCATCACCGTGGCGGGCGCCAACGGCGGCGCGGAGCAGACCATCACGGCGGCAGGTGGCGAAACCACCGCGGAAGCCGTGGCGGCGTTGATCAACGGACAGATCGCTGGTGCCCATGCGGTGGTCGATGGCGGGCAGGTCAAGATCACCACGGACGTGCTGGGTACGGATGCCAGCATCCACGTGACCACCGGCGGGACGCTGAACGCGATCCTGCTTTTCCCGACCGTGGCCAGCGCCGGCACGGGCAACGTGGGAAACATCCACGAGGTGACTGCGGCCGAGGCCGAGACGGTCATCGAGGCTGCCGTGGCCGGCACCGCTGTGACCTTCGACGGCACGGACCACATGATCATTTCCACCGTCGCCACGGGCGCCGGGGCAGCAATCCAGGTGCTTGGCACCTCGACCTACGACTTCGGCCTGGATGGCGATGCCCACGTGGGCGCCGCGGCCGCGCCGACCAACACCCTGCGTGTGGATGGCAAAACCCCGGGCGCCTACACCGCCGCCGTGCGCGCCATTGTGAGCGCCGCGACCAGCGGGACGGCCTCCGAGTTTAACCTGGCGATCTCGCAGGCCGGCGTCATCGTCGAGACCTTCCCGAACGTCACCATGGACGATACCGCCGCCCGGTTCGTGGAGACCGTGGTCAACGATGTCAACAGCGGCTCCAACCTGGTGGCCGTGACCGACCTCGACGTCGCGGGATCGCCTACGGTGCAGCGCCCGGCCAACGGCACCTCGGCCTTCCTGGCCTCCGGCGACGACGGCCTGGCGGCCCTGGCCGATGCGGACTACATCGGCAACAGCGCGGGCAAGACCGGGCTCTACGCCTTCGACATCGTGACCGATGGCACCCTGCTTCTGGTCCCGGGCGTGAGCTCGGCCACGGTGCAGCTCGCCATGCTGGACTACAGCGCCACCGTGAAGAACAATGGGCTCTTCTGTCCGCTCGACCCCCCGGCGGGCCAGACGGCGCAGCAGATGGTCACCTTCGTGACCGCGAACAACCTGCTCGAGGCCGCCACCGGCGAGCTCGGCGCCATCTACTGGCCCCGGGTGCAGGTGGCCAACCCGCAGCCCAGCGTGTTCGGATCGGCGTCCACCATCGAGGTGGCCCCGTCCGGGCTCATCGCGGGGCTCTACGCCAAGAACGACCAGAAGGCCGGCGGCGTGTACCAGAGCCCGGCGGGCGTGGGCAGCGGCTGGGGCAGCATCCCGGGCGTGGTCGGCTTCGAGGCCGACCCCCTGGGCGCGACCACGCACCAGGTCGTCGATGAGGCCATCCGGGATCTCGTGTATCCCAAGCGGATCAACCCCATCACCAAGCTACCAGGCACCGCGATCCACGTGGACGGCGGGCGCACGCTGCGCAGCACCGGGAGCTTCCCCAACGTGGGCGAGCGCCGGGGCGTGATTGCCATCGAGGCCGCCCTCAAGGCCCTCATGGTCAACTTCAAGCACCGCTATAACAACGCGACGGTGCGTGATGCCGTGCGCCGCACCATCACGCAGTACCTCGCGGGCGAGATGGCCAAGGGCGCGTTCCGCAGCACCGATCCGGCGCTGGCGTTCTTCGTGGACGTGAGCGACCAGCTCAACCCGCCCGCCAACGAGCGGCTGGGCATCCTCACGGCCCGCGTGGGCCTCGCCACCAACAAGCCGGCCGAGTACATCGTGCTGACCGTCACGCAGGACACCCGGGCGCTAGACGCCTGATAGGAGGCTCGGACCATGGCAACCCCGACCAACTGGTACAAGCGCTTTGCCTTCCTCGTCGAAATCGACGGGGTGGAGCGCGCCGCGTTCAAGTCCGCCACGGACCTCGCCGCGATTGCCGAGACCATCGAGTATCGCGAGGGCGGCCGGCGGCATCCGCACAAGGCCCCGGGCCTGGTGTCCTTCGAGCCCATCACCCTGGAGCGCGGCGTGGCCGAGGGCGACGACACGGACCTGCTCAACTGGTTCCGCAGCACCTACGATGCCGCGGCGGCCACGGGGCAGAACCTGCCCGCGCTGTACCGCACGGTGTCAATCGTGCAACTCGACATGGACGGCAGCGTCAAGCGCCGATTCACGCTGTACAACGCCTGGTGCAAGGAGTACCGGATCAACGGCTGGGACAACGACGCCAACGAGGTCTCGATGGAGTCCCTGGTGTTCGAGTTCGACCGGTACGACGTCACGCCCGCCGCGTAGCGCGGGCAGAAGTGTAGTGTAGCATGTCCGACGCGACCCCCGTCACATTGCCCAGCGGGTGCGTGGTGGCCCTTCGGCCCCTGCGCCTTTCCGAGGAGGCCATCTTGGCCAAGGGCAGCGGCCGGCAGACCGTGCAACGCATGGTCGAGGCGTGCACCGTGGCCATTTTGGAGCCCGATCCATACCCGACCCCGGCCGACCCTGCGACGTTCTGGGAAACCGCCCTCATGGGCGACCAGTGGGCCGCGCTCGTCGAGCTTCGGGCGCTGTCCTACCCCGCCGGGGACCACTACGAGGTGGCCGGGGTGCGCTGCCCGGCGTGCCGGGCCGCGAGCGGCTACGATATCGACCTGCGCAAGGATCTCCTGTGGCGGCCCCTGGACGCGGCGGGCGCGGAGCATGTGCGCACCGGGGCGCCCCTGACCTGCACCATCGACGGGCGGGAGGTGGCCTTCGGGCTGCCCACGCCCGCGACCGAGCGCTTGCGCGAGCGCAACGAGAAGCAGCACCCGGGCCGCCCCGGGAACAAGATCCGGGCCCGCCTGCGATCCGTGGCCGGCATCGAGGCGCACGAGATTTTGGACTGGCTGGACGGCGGCAACCCCAAGGCGGCCCACCCTGGCCTGCTCATGGGGGACGTGGACCTGCTCGAGGCGGCGCTGGACGCCCACGATTGCGGGCTGGACAGCGACGTGGAGCTGACCTGCCCCCGCAGCGAGTGCGGGCACGGGTTCACCATCACGCTCCCTTTTACGGCGGCGTTCACCCGACCGGCCCTGGTGGCCGCGCGGGCGCGGCGCCGGGCGGCCTGCTCGGCGGACTAACCGCGGACCAGGTGCAGGAGGTTCGGATGTCCCTGGCCTGGCACTCCCCGCACTATGGGCGCTTTGCCCTCACCTGGGCCGAGACGGCCGCGCTGCCCGTGGGCGAGGCGCTGTCCCTCCTCAAGGGCCTCAAGACCCGGTGGGATGAGGACAACGCGGCCCTGCGCAAGGCCCGGAGGGGACGATAGCATGGCTATGAACGAATTCGGCGCCGGATTCACCATCTGGGCCGACGACCAGGCATCGCAGACCATCGGCAAGGTTAACAAGAACTTTGGCGAGTTCGTCCAGGCGGCGCAGCGGGCCGCGGGCGTGCTCGGCGCGGCCATGGTGGGCGCGGGCGTGGGCATCGCCCGGGGCCTCGAGCAGGCCATGACCAGCGCGGCGCAGCTCCAGACCGCGGTGGCCGAGGTGTCTACGCTGATTAGCGAGGAGGCGTTTCCGGAGGCCGACATCCGGGCCGCGGCGCAGCGGGCGTCCCTGCTGTACGGCACCGAGGCGCAGGATAACGCCCGCGCGTTGTACCAGATCATCTCGGCCGGTATCACGGACGCGGCGGCTGCACAAAAAACCATGGATGCGGCAAACCGCCTGGCCGTTGGCGGGCTGACCAGCACCTCCATCGCCGCGGACGGCTTGACGAACGTGCTGCTGTCCTATCGGGATAAGCAACTCGACGTGAACGACGTCAACGATGCGTTCTTTACGGCGATCCGCGTGGGAAAGACCACCGCCGAGGAATTGGCCTCCAGCGTTGGCAAGGTGGCGTCGGGCGCTAACGTGCTCGGCGTGTCCATGGACGAACTGCTCGGGTCCATCGCGGCCGTGACCCAGGGCGGCATTCAGACTTCCGAAGCGGTATCTGGCCTCAAGGCGGCGTTCTCGCTACTCAACAAACCGCAGGATGTCGCCATAGCGGAAGCAAAGCGGCTAGGCGTGGAGTACAGCGCAGCGGCCGTGCGGGCGCAGGGCTGGGAGAAGTGGTTGACCGGAGTCACCAGCGCCGCGGGCTTCAACGCCGACTCCATGACTAAGCTGTTCGGGTCCATTGAGGCGTATAACACCATGGTGGCGCTGGCCTCCAACGGTGGAAAAACTTTTGCCGACATTATGGATCAGATGCGGGATCGAACCGGCGCTGCGGATGCGGCAGTATCCAAGATGTCCGCAACGATGGAGCATCATCGCAAGGTGCTCGATCAAACCATGAAGTTTATCGATGTGCTTTTTGGGCGCACGGCAAACGATATGCTTGAGCCGTTTGTCGGTCTGATTAGCAAACTGGCTGGGGCGTTTGCGCAGCTTGCGGACGCCATTCCGCCCGAGGCCCGCAAGGCCATCATCGCGGTGGTCGGCGGCATCGCGGGCCTGCTCACGGGCGTGGGCGGCATCGGCGTGCTCGTCGGCGGGCTCTCGCTCCTGGGCATCTCGCTGACCACCGTGGCCGCGGCGCTCGGCATCATCGTGGGCATCATGATCCCGCTGTCCATCCTGTTCGCGGGCTTTGGGATCGCCATGGTCGCGGCATTTAGGGCCATTACCAAGCACGTCGGCGCGGCGGGGGACACCTGGCAGGACACCGTGCGCAAGATCAAGCTCGGCTGGCAGGGCCTCACGGACCTCATCGGATCGGGCAAGTTGTCGCAGGGCGTACAGAATGAGCTGGGCAAGGCCGAAAACCGGGGCGTGGGTGCGTTCCTGGCCCGGGCCGAGGGCTGGATACAGCGCATCAAGGCGTTCTGGAGCGGCCTCACGGCGGGGTTCGACCGCGGCCTCGCTAAGCTGGGCCCGGCGCTGGACAAGCTCTTTGAGAAGATCGGCCTCATCGGGGCCACGCTCGGCGGCGAGGCCACGGACGGCCTGGCTAGCGCCACGGCGGCGGGCGAGCGGGCCGGGGCTATCCTGGCGCAGCTTGGGGAGTACGGGATCGCGGCCATGACCGCGCTCGTGGACCTGGGCCAGCGGCTCGCGACCAAGCTTGGGGACGTGTCCTCGCAGGACATCGCGGACGGCATCTATTCCTTCGTGGCGGCGTTCCGCACGCTGGCCGCCGTCATCGGGCCCGTGATTAGCCACATGGCCTGGTGGAGCGAGAACGTGCTGGGCCCCATGGCGGGCAAGGTGACGCTCGTCGCGGACACCTTCTTCCGGGTGCGGGACGCCATCGCTGAGGTCATCAAGGCGCTCAAGGGCCTAGCGGGCGGCGTGCCCGAAACCCTGGGCCGATTTTTCGACGTGCTAAGCGGCAACAGAACCCCCGGCGTAAAGCAGACGCTGGGCGAAATCTGGGGCGGCATCATGGAGCCCGTGAAGGCGCCGTGGCAGCAGCTAGGCGAAGCCGTCACCACCGGGGCCACCGGCATCGGTGGGAACTACGCCGACTTCTACGCCCCCAAGGGAGGCATGCTCCGTGGCGCGGCCACTGGCGCGGGCAACGCGCTGCGGGCCTTCTCCGACGCAACCGGCGAGAACGCGGGCCTCACAGCGGAGCAGGTTAAGGCTATCGTGCAAAGCCAGCCCGCTCCGCGGGTAAACGCCACCATCACCGTATCGGAGGTTGGCCGCGGAATGGCCCTGGTTACCGAAAGCGACCAAAGCCGCGGGTATGAGGAGGGCTTCACGCCCGCGCCGCAGGGGGCCTTCTAATGCCGCTCACGATCTGCCCCGATGACGTGCCGCAGAGCCTCAAGGGCTACGCCCGATCCGAGGGCCTGGCCGCCGGGCCGCTGGGCACCGAGAACCTGCTCACGTTCCCGTTCCGGCCGGCTGAGGTGCGCCAGCGCCACGGCATGGGCTACCAAAGCGCGGCCCCGCTGGGCATGTCCCACGACTATCAGGTGTACCAGGGCGGCAAGGCCGTGACGTGGGCCTTTGAGCTCTACGCCAACGCCCACATGCTGCTCGCGGGCCAGGGGGCGCTGCCCGGGGGCGAGGACCTGGCCGGGGCCATCGACCGCATCGAGCAGGCGCGCCGGTTCCTCGAGGCGCATACCGTGCCGCCGGAGCCGGTGCCCACGCAGTTCGGGTGCAGCCCGGCCGCGCTGCTCGTGTGCCTGCCCGGGGTGTTCACGGCCCGCTGCCGGCTGACCGCCCTGAGCTTCACGTTCGCCGATTGCGATAGCCGCGGGCGCGTGCTGACCTGGCGCGCCGAAACCGAGTGGACCGAGGCGCCCATGGGCCGCATCACGGCCGAGAGCGTCCTGCAAACCGGATCGTTCCGGTCCTGGGGGACTTGACGTGGCCACCTACCCGCTGAGCCGCTACCGCTACAACCGCTCCTATGCCGACGCCGCCGGGCGGCCGTACCTCGACGAGCGCGAGCCGTTCCGCTACCGAGCGCAGCCCGACAACGTGCACCACACGGCGCAGGAGGGCGATACGTGGTGGGGCCTGGCCCAGCGCTACCTCCCGATGTTCGAGCGGGCCAGCGGGCTGTGGTGGGCCCTGTGCGAGTTCCAGCCGCAGCCCGTGGTGGATCCGACCGTGGTCATTCCGGCGGGCGCGGTGGTGGTCATCCCCTCGGCCCGGTTGGTGCGCCTCGAGCTCTTCTCCGATGGCCAGCGGGCGGGGCACTAGATGCCGCTCCCGGACGGCGCCCCGCGCATCTTCCTGAGCGTCCTGGACGCGGCGCAACCGCAGGGCGAGGACCCCATGGCGCGGTTCACGGA